CCGTTGGTCGTGGCAAAGCTCACGGTGCAGTTGCTCGTCACACTGAGCACGCGACTATTGACCGGCGCCAGGTTCGCCGCCGTGAGCACCGCCGCGCCGTTCGTCGCCGTGACCGTGACCTGCGTTTGCTGCACGCTGAGGAGCAGCCCCAGGGTGGCGCGCATAGTGGCGGCGTCGGGGTCATCGAGGAGCGTGCGCGCAAACGCCGTGAGGGTGAACAGCGCGGCAATGTCGGTGCCCGTAAAGACGATGCCCGTGTTCGCCGTGCCGGTCAGGGCCTCGATGGTGGTCAGCGTGGGGCCGAGCGTCGCTGGAGTGCCTGGCTCACCCTGCGGTCCTTGCGGCCCCGGATCGCCTTGCGGGCCTTCCGGGCCAATGGGGCCTTGCGGACCAGTGTCACCCTGGGGGCCAGTCGGACCCGTAGGCCCTGCCGGGCCGGTCGGACCTGGCGGACCAGGGGCACCGGCGTTGCGGCGGAGCTGCTCAAGCCACCGTATCCATGTTGCGGCAAACAGGCGCGCATCATTGGGGAACAGGGGCTCTCTACTGGGCACAGGCTCAACAAACGTCTCTGCCACGCGCTAACTCCAATTCGTCATCGACGACCAAAAACCACGGCACGTCAAACTTCCACTAGTATCAAATGTACCATCTATAGCGCTGATCAGGCACACGTAACTGGTCGCGGCGATGGGCCGAGAGGCATCGCGAAAGCTCTGCTGCGTGGTCTGCGTGCCCACGGTCAGGCCCGCGAGGCCCCACCTGTCCGTGGCGGTACTATCTCCCACGCTCAGGCCCGTGAGCCCGGTACTGGTGCCGAACTCGGTATCCACACGGATCAAAATTCCTTCGCAGCGATACCCGGCAGGCACCAACCCGGGCACCTGGATGACCCCCGTGCCGGTGGTGGGGGTCACGCCCGTGACTTCGGTCATGCCACTGACCAGGCCGGCGGTGGGGGTGGGTATCCCCGTTTCCCAGGCATAGTTGTCCACCTCCCACAGTTGCGAACCTTCCGCATCGGTCAGCACGAGGCGATACGTCCCGTTGAGATAGACCAGGGCCTGCCCGTCTGCTGAAAGCACAACCGGGTTGGGATTGCTGACCAAGAGGAAGGCATCGCTGTAGGAGGCCTTGGGCATCAGCGTGCCGGCAGCGTAGGTAAAGAGCTTGCCGCCTTCCAGGGGCGTGCCGTCCACGTCCCGCACGGTGAACAAGGGCCAGGCGGTGATGACGATTGGTTCCACGGCTGGTGCCATCGCTGCGCTTTCTGGTTAAGTGTGGTCGCGGACCTGCCGATAAAAGAGTATACTCTGCTGCTGCCGGGTAGGGCCTTGCTAGCCCTCGCCAAGTGCAGCAGGCGCCAATCCGCTGGCTGCGGCCCGGCGCTGTCCCTCAACCTGATTGGAGGTTCCCTCATGCACATCGACTGGATCACGTTCATCTTCGTCGTCGCCATCCTTGGCACCACCCTCTTCCGTATCCATAAAGAGAGTCTGCGCGCGCATGCCCATACCCAGGAGATGCTGCGTGACATTGCCCGCTTCCTCGGCACGGACAGGAGGTAGGGCCATGGACCCACTGTTCACCATCATCGTGTTGCTGACGCTCGGCCAGATCGCGCGGGCCACCGCCGCCGCGCACCAGGAACTCCGCACGCTGCGCCAGCGCCAGGACCCGCCGCCCCCCGTGTCCCGCGCCGAGCACTTTGCCCGTGCGAAGGCGGCGCTGGCCCGCCTGGACGCCGAGGGCAAGACCCAGGATGCGGCCTGGCTCCGGGCCGAGTGGGGCACGGCACTGCTGGCCGACGCCCGGGCCCAGGGGCGCTTTCCGCTGTCCCCAGAGGCGATTGCCCGGCAACCACGGCCGAGCCCGAAGGTCGATTAACGCGTGTTCCGCGTCTCCCGCTGCATGGCCTGCTTCTCCGCAGGGCTCAGTGTCGCCTGCAGGACGCCATACACGCGCCGGTCCAGCCGCCCCTGGCTATCCAGAGCCGCCTGCATGAGTCCGCGCCGTTTGGGGTCCAGGAGCGCATGGGACAGGAGCCAGCGGGCCTGCCGCTGCGTGACATGCGCGGCCCCAATCGCCGCAGTGGTCGCGGTGATCGAGGCGGGGACGCCCATAGCCGTCATCGTCGCCAGGATCGCCCCCCAGGTGCCTGCCCGTGGTCCCGCAAACGCCGGCCGCTCGCCCAGGGCTTCACGTGGCGTGACGGGCGGTGGCTCGGGCGGGATGTCAGGCCCGCGCCGTCCAGGACCAGCCCCACCGGGCAACGCCTCCACCCGTGGCCGTGGTATCTCCGCCGGGATCGCTGGAGGCCCTGGGGGCTCCTGCAACCGTGCCGGGACATCCGGCGCACTCCCTGGCAGCAACGCTGGCCGTGGCGCCGGCGGCGTCTGCGTCGGCATGCGGGGCGTGCCGGCGAGCCGGCCAACATCCTGCCGCAGCGCCTGCACCTCGTCTGGCGCAAAACTCTTCGCAAAGAGGCTGTCGTCGCCGAGGTGCTTTTCCAGCCGTGTCAGCAACGCCCCGACGTTGAGGGTTTCTCGCCCCTGCGGGTCAATCCGCACAATGCCATGGCCCGGCCTGAGCCACTCCTGCACGTCCTGCAACGCCATTTCCCGTCGAAAAGTGGCATTGGCCTGGCGCAGCAGATCGGTCGCGACGGGCGAGCTTTCCAGCGCGTCCGCGTACACCCCATAGAGCTGCTTCGCCGCCCCGCGCACGTTGCCATCGCTCGAGCGCGTGAGTGGCCCGAGGCGCCGCAGTTCCTCCCGAATCGTCTGCACCGACACCGCACCCTCAGCCTTCTCCAGACTCGTGGCGATGCTTTCCACGGCCTGCGGGAAGGGGCGGACCGTGCCATCCGGGAGCACCCCACGACTGGCGCGCACCTCGGCGAGAGCCGTCTTCGCTGGTGTCATATCGACCGTGGCATCCTTCGCTGCGTCGCCAAATTTCTCGTAGAGCACCCAGGAAGGCGTCTCTGGCGTATAACGGCCAGGAATGGCCCGGGCGCTGCGGATGGCCTGCTGCTGCGCCGCGACATCGGCCGCCTGCTGCTGCACCTGTCCCTGATACCGCGCCTGTGCTCCCGCGATGGTGCCGGACTCCTGGCGGTACGCCTGCTCCCGGGCCTGCCGCACCTCCTGCTGATACTGCGTCAGGGCCTCATCGTAGCCCTGCTGATTGGCGGTGATGGTGTCCGCACGCGCCTGCACCCGTCGCTGATAGCGGGCCTGGGCATCGAGGGCTTTGCGCTCGGCCGCCTGATAGGCCTCGCGGCGACCGGCCTGTTGCGCGGCCCGGGCCTCCTGCACCGCCCCTTGCCACTCCTGGTGCGCCACGCGCGTGGCCTCGTCTGCAGCACGAATCGCACGCCCGGCTTGCGTCTTACTGAGGACCGACTTGACAATATCCGGCGTGCCGAGGAGCAAGCTGAAGCCCGCGTTGAGCAGATCGCTCTGGTAGACATTCAGCGGTCCAAGCTCAAAGACGGCCTGCTCCTTGGGCCGTATCCCGAGCTGCATACGGGCACGGTCAAGGGCACCCTGCGCGATGACCTGCCCGGCGATCATGCCAGGAATGCCCCCGGTGGCCCCCCCAAGCACCGTGCCCGCCGCGCCATAGCCGACATCCAGGGCGGTATCGACCCACTTCTTTGCCGGGTTTTGCTCTTCCAGCGGGGCTTCTTGCGCCGGGGCCTCCAGGCGCGGGCGGGCCGAGGCGGGGAGATAATCGTAGGGCGAGCCGGCCCCCACCCCCGTGGGTGGCGGCGTCACCGGCCCGGGCGGACTCGTCTTCTCAATATCGATCACCAGGTCACTCGGCGGCTCAGGTTGCCCTGGGGCGCGTCCTGGGGCAGCCCCTGTCTGGGACACGGGGGCAGGGGCCGTCGTGCCCTGTGGGGCCTGCTGGGCGTCTCTGCGGGCTAGTTCCGCCTCGATCTCCTCCAGCCGACTGCGGGCGGGCTTCGGGGCAGGGGTCGCGGCCTCGGCCCTGGCTGGCCCCAGTTTGTGCAGAATCCACGCCACATAGTTCTGCGTCTCTGTGAATGGCGGCACCCCGCCATGCTGCTTCACGGCGCCGGGCCCGGCGTTGTACGCGGCGAGTGCAAGACGGGTATCGCCGCCGTGGGCATCGAGTTGCTGCTTGAGGTAGCGGATACCTCCCTCGATGTTCTGGCCCACATCGTAGCGGTTGACGCCGAGGTCTTTGGCGGTGCTCGGCATCAGTTGCATCGGGCCATAGGCCCCGGCAGGCGAGGTCAGGGCAGGCTGAAAGCGCGATTCCCGTTCCGTCACCGCCAGCGCGAGCTGCGGGTCGACCCCCTGGAGTTGGGCCTCCACTTCGATCAGGCGCTTGATATCGTCGGTCTGCCAGGCCATCAACCGCCTCCCTTGCGCAGGCGGTCGCGCTCCGCTAAGAGTTCCTCACGGGACATCTGCGCCACGGGCTTGCCGGTCGTCGAGGCCTTGGCCGCCGTGGAGCCCGTCTCGAGCACCACATTGGCGGGATTCCCCCCCAGGCGTGTCGTGAGATCGCGGTATTGCTGCTTCACCTGCCCATAGTCCTTCTCGTATTGCTCATAGAGCTTGCGGCTCCGGGTCAGCAAATCGGCGCGCATCGCCTCGGACAGCCGCTCCCCACTTTGCACATAGCCGAGCCGAGCCTTCACCTGTTCGTAAAAGCCCCCGGCGCTCGCGGCATTCTTAAACTCGATATCTCTCACCCCGGTGGTCGGGTCGAGCATCTTCATAAACGCCGTGATCAACGCGAGATCCCCCGCCGCCGAGGGCTCGACCCCCGAGGCCTCAATCCGGCCCATCGAGTCGCGCACGGTATAGTAATCCGTCAGGAGTTTATCGACATGCGTGCGCAACTCGTTTTCCTGCGTGCGGATCTGCGTCTGCTGCTGCTGCGTCAGCTTCTGGCCTTCGAGCGACTTGATCGGCTGGCCATCGGCGCCAAGCACGGGCCGTGCCTGGAGCGTCGTGCCATTGGCGTATTCCGGCACGGCGACAATGTTACCCTGGGCGTCCGTCTGATAATTGAGTTTGCCGCTCTGCTGCTGGAGCTTGAGCATGTCCACATCCTGGCCACGCACGAGGGCCTGCATCTTCTGTTGCTCGAGACGCGCCTGAAGGCTGTCTTTGACACTGAGGGCCTGGTCGATAAAGGGCTGCATGGCCTCCTTGCTGTACACCTGCGGCAACCGCGACACATACTGCCCCAGCCCCAGGCGCTGCAGATCGTCCTTCATCTTCTCCAGGCTGGCCTGATCGGTCACCCCCTGCGCCATCTGCCCGAGCGACTCCATGACCTTCTCGCCCATCACCAGGCGTTGCTCCTGGCGCTTGAGCGTGGCGTCCTCCATCTGCTGCTGCCGTTGGTACAGGGCCAGTGCGGCAGTGGGGTCGCGCCGCGCCAGGGCGAGCAGCGGGTTGTCCTGCGGCTGATTGAGTGTGCCGAGCGTGCTCTGCGGGGGCGTCACCGTCGGCATCACCTGGCGCGCCAGGTCCGGCGGGATGGGGCCCCCGCTCTCCGGCGACACGCCCGCATAGCGGCTCGCGTCGGGAGAAGCGGGAATGGTCTGCGTGGCACCCGCACCGCCAGGGCCAAAGGCCTGTTGCGTCATCGCGCCAGCGGGACCACCCGCGTTCAGGCTGGCGAGCGGGCTCTGCCCCATGCCACCGCCACCAAAGATAAACTCGGGGTGCTGCTGGAGAAAGGCGCGCTCCTCGGCCGCGGTTGCCTGCTGGCGCTGGAGGTCCTGCAAGGCCATCAGGGCGCTCTGGTTCTGGAGCATGCCCCCGGCCGCGTTGATCGCCTGCGTGGTACTGCGGCCCAGATCGAACGGTCGTATCTCGGGCAGGAGCAGCCCGCCCAGCACCGTGCCCATGCGTGTCCTCCTACCGGTTCAGGTTTGCGAGCAGACTGGTGAGCTGGTTCTGGAAGTTCATGTTCCCGAAGGCCCCCTGCGCCGCGTTCCCCACATTGCTGAGCGCATTCGTCCAGGCATTGCCCTGGGAGAGTTGCCCTTGGGCCTGCCCGGCGCCCAGCGTTTGCAGCAGGTTCGCCATGGCGTTGGCCTGGTTCTGGCCCCCCGTGCCCAGTTGCCCGACCGCCGTTTGCCCAATCCCCGCCAGCCCGGCCAGTTGATTCCACTGCGTCCCCAGGCCCTGGCGTTGCGCATTGTAGAGGTCCATCAAGCGCTGATTGGCGGCCTCGCGCTCTTGCCAGTCGCGCGCGTACTGGAGCTGGTGCTGTTGCAGCCCCCGGTTGTACCACGTGTCAAACCAGTTCTGGAACTCGCCCACCGTCTGCTGGCGCCCTTGCAGTCCCTGCTGAAAGGCCGTCTGCTGCCCCTGGAGGGCCTGCTGCCAGTTCTGCGCCCCGGCCTGTTGGGCGAGCTGCTCACGGAAGGCCGCCTCGGCCTGGGCCTGCCCAAAGCCGAGCTGTGAGGCCGTCTGCGCCCACTGCTCACGCATCTGCGCTTGCTGCGCCGCGCGCTGCCAGGCGTTGCCGTACTCCTGACTCGCCAGGTCCTGCCCTTGCCGCTGGAGCGCGGCGAGCGTCGAGCCACTCAGTAAGCCGCCCCGGGCGGCGGCACTGGCTTCCAGGGCTTTGCGCGCTTCCTCCTGGCGAAACTGCACGCCCGGATCGTTGGCCAGCAGCTCGGCGCCGCGCACGGTGGGGACGGCCCCTGGGGTATACCGATAGTCCCCTGCCCGGGGTCCCTGCCCGGGCGTATAGCGATAGGCGGCCGCGTCGAGCGGCGCCGGCCCCTGGAACACCGCCGGATTCCAGCCCGGCATGACGCCCGGCATGGCATAGTCCGCGCCACGGATCGGCGCCAGTTGCCCGAGCGTGGGTTGCCCCTGCCCGGCGAGCTGTTGGAGCTGGGGTAACGCCTGCTGCCCCGCCGCCAGCCACGGCGCTTGATTGGCCTGCTGCTGGAGCCATTGCGCGGTTTGCAGCTCCAGCGCCCGATTGAGCGCGTCGCTCTGCGCCCCCGCCGCGTCCCGAGACGCCTGCGCGCCGAGGGCGCCGGCGCCCAGGCCCGTGAGCCCACTCACGGCGGGGCCCAGCCACCCGGCGTTTTTGCCCAGGAAGCTGCCGACACTGCCCAGGGTCCCGAGCACACTGGAGAGCCAGCCGCCGTCCGTGGCGCCGCTCCCAGAGGACCAATTGTCGTAGGGCGTCTCCCTGCCCCAGTCGTTACTATAATCCCAGCCGCCGTCCGGCGATGCCCCCGCGTCCCAGGACCAATTGTCGTACGGCGTCTCCCTGCCCCAGTCGTTACTATAATCCCATTCGCTCATCGCCCCTCCCGTCCCCGCGTCGCCCCATCCCTGTGTCGCCCCCGCCTGCACGTCCTGCGCGGCCTGGAACAGCTCCCCCGCGCCACCCCCGGCCCGGCCCACCTGCCCGGCCAGCCCGAGATAGCGCCCCGCCTGGCGCAGCGGATCGGCGCCAGGAATGGCCCCGAGCGCGCCCGTCACCCGCCCCGTACTCTGGAGCAGGCGCCCGACATCACTGACGTTCTGCACCCCACTGGCGGCCAGATTCCCCAGCCCGGCGGCCCCGCCGGCCAGCCCACTCGCCGCCCCGAGGGCGCCGGCGAGGCGTGTCAACCATGGTTGCTTGAGGGCCGTGCCGAGCATGCCGGCGCCTTGCGCGCCGTAGCCGCCCACCGTGCCGATGGTCCCGAGCGTCGAGGTGGGCACCCCCAGGATACTGCCGCCCGCCCCGGCCCCGGCACCCGCCGCCCCCGCCGCGCCAAAGGCCCCGAAGGACCCGGCGCCCCCCACGGCCATCGTCAGGGCATTGAGGGCCTGAAAGAACTGATCACCCAGGGGGCTAAAGGCATCGCTGGGCTGGGGCACACTGGCGCGCCAGTCCTGGTCGCGCATCTGCGCCAGGAAGGTATCAAACAGCTGCCGCTCCTGCCCGGTGGCCTGGCCGCTGCGGATGCGCTCGTCCAGCTGGAGCATGATGGCCCCAGCGTCCGGCGACGACGGCGTGAGGTAGTGGCTCCAGTCGCCCTCCTCACCGGGATAGCCCGCCTGCAACTGCGTCCAATCCCGCGTCGGGATGGCAAGCGCCTGCTGGCGCATCGTGTCGTACTGCTCACGCTCGAAGTCCGCGAGCGTCCCCGCCCGCGCCGCCTCGCCCCAGTCGATCAGTTGCGGGATATAGCCCACGGCGTATTCGGACAGGCCGGGCGCCCATTCCTGCGTCGCCGCGTCGGGCCGCCACTGAAAGCGCTGCGTCCCAAACTGCGCCGGGAGCTGATACTCCGGCACGCGCGCAATGCCCGGCACGCCCCAGGTGATTTTCGAGCCATCAGGTAAGGCCAGTTCCCCGTATTCGGGGATGTCCTCGGCCTGATCGTCGACGATGCCCTGGCCTGGCACATACCACAGGGTCATCCAACCTCCACACGCGCCCCCAGGAGGCTCACCGGCACGGGATCGGTCACGACGACCTTGAAGCAGCGCTGACTGGCAGAGCGCCCAATACGCCGCCACGTGACGCGCTGGGCATAGGCACCGCGCCGCCCAAAGGACCGCGCCAGGGGGTAACTATAGGTCAGCCCGCCGTCATCGGAATAACTCAGCCGGATCTGCGGGTCGGCGCCAGGCGGCTGGGCGCCCAACTCCCCTGTGGCAAAGCCCTGTTGCTCCAGCGGGCCTGGCAGGGTGAGGCCGTCGAGGCCCACACCACACTGCATCACGAGCTCAAACAGGCCATAGGAGACCGGCTGTTGATCGTTGCGAATATGGGGAGAAATCCGCTCGCGATAGATCGGCCGCGTGCCGTACTGGTAATAGTGCTCGTCGAGGAGGTACAGTTGCCCGGTCTCGCGGTCGCCTAAGACATGCTCGCCGGCACTATAGGCATGGGTGGCGCAGCGGTAGGCATCGAGCGCGCCATCGTCGCCCAGGTCGGCCAGTTCGCACCAGGACTGCGTATTGGTATCGTAGAGCCAGGTGGCATTGCCGGTGGGAAAGTGCCAAAGCATCCACGAATGCCCACTAAAGGAGATGGGGAAGGCGATGCAGTCGCCCACGGTGGCCATGCGGCTCATGGCCGTCTCGATAGCGGCGGTGGAGATGCGCTCCGGGGTGTACCCGTTCAACATCCACACCGGCCCTTCGCCGCGTGCAGACCCGCCAAGCCAAAAGAGCGTGTTATTCGCCGCTGCCACGGCCCAGCGCGCTTCGCCGCCCTGCTCGATAAACGCCGCGTTGTTGCGCACGAAGGGGAAGGCCACATCGCCGGTGCTGTGCCAGATTTCCGTGCTCTGGGTGCCGAGGAGGTACACCTCCCTATGGTCCGTGAGGAGCGTCACAATGGGGTCCGGCTTGCCCTCTGCGGAGGCCGTGGACGTGCCCAGCCAGGTGGTTGCGGCAAAGGGCTCAGACCACCAGAACTGCCGCGTGCCAGGTTCGTGGGTGAGGATACGCCCATCGACAAAGCCGAGGCGGCCAAACGTCTGCGGACCTGTGAGCGGGAGGTTGGCCAGGGTATTCGTCGCCAACTCCAGCGCCAGGCCCGTGTTCTCCACCGACAGAACGAGGTGGAACCCATCATCCACCATCGACACAGGCTGTGTGCCTGTGGGGACGGTCCCACGATTCGTAAACGTGCCACCACTAAACAACTCAAACAGGGTCGTCGAGGTCACGGCGAAGGTGCGGCCCACGGTGGACTGGTACAAGCCGCGCACGGGGGCGGACGGGAGGGTCAACAATGGCCTGAGCCCTGGCATGGTCATCAGGGCATACGTGCCGCGCTGATTGGGCAGCTCGTCGAGGTACCAATTAAGAGTTCTCTCTGAGCTAATAGCAGGGGCTCGCATAGTTCCACTTGGCCCAATAAACCCTGGAAATGGTGGCAAGGTCTATTCTACCTATAGTATCATTGTTCTGTTATACTCATCGCCTGGATGGTAGGGCCAACGGTTCGCGACCGTTGGATGTCCCCTACTGACATCCGGGCTCTGCCATCCACACCTAAGTAGGAGGTGTCCCATGCCTGTGACTTTTGACACGCACAAATTGATTACCCGCCTGCAACACGGTCAGATGAGCCTCGAACAGGCCGAAGCGGTGTCCGAGGCACTCCAGCAAGCCTTGGAAGGCAGCCTCGGCCACCTGGCCACCAGGCCCGATCTCGACACGCTGCGGACGACCCTCCAGCAGGACCTGAAACACGTCAAGTGGATGGTCGGCGTCAACATGACCCTCGTGGTGCTCGTCCTTGGCAAACTCCTCTTGTTTATGCCCTAGGAGGCCCTATGGACTGCTGTTGCCCCTACCCCACAACGCCCTGGTATGTCCTCCTCGTGCCCCTCGCCATGCTCGTCTTGTGGCACGTCGACGGCTATTGCTGGCGCCACACGGGCCTGTTCCTGCACGAGTATCTCTGGCGCCAATGGCGAAGCCGCTGGCGTCAATAGCGTCCCGCCAGAAAGTCGGCCAGCCCGGAGGACGGCACCCCCGCTCCTGGGTTCAGCCGTAAGCGGCCAATATCCGTATTGATCGGGTAAATCGCCCGCTTCGCTTCATCGGCGTTCCTCACGAGCACGGGAGAGGGCTGTACCCCATACGATGCAGAGGCTTCCAGCGCAAGGGCTAATCGTAGTGCTCTCGGATAACCGGGAGGAAAATCTAGCTCTGTATCTAAACTCGGAAATTGACGTAATGGTTGCCATGGGTAAACAACCAAAGTGATATCAACCGTAGGGATTGGCCATAGAAATACCTCCCCTAGGGGCACCTGGGGCGCATAGTACACCGCGATGGGCAGCGTCGATGTCATCGCCTTCCAACTGATCCCCGCGTACTGTTCCTGCCGCTCCAGCACCTCTAAGGGATAGTCGTAGGCGTCGAACGTGTACGTGGCGTGACTCGCCAATTTCAACGGCCGCGGCGAGGGAATCATGCCGCCAGGCCCCCACGTCAGCATCGCACTGCCGGCAGGCCAGACAATCGGCGTGGGGGGCAGGTAGTAGATCAAGAGCCGCTCCGTACTCCAGGCGTCGAGCAGGTCGTTGAGGAGCGCCAGGCCGTCGTCCGCCATGCTGGCCTCTATCGGTTGTTCTGCGCTCGCCACCTGAATGTCCTGCAAGGCCAGACGCACGAGCTGCCGTGCGGTCGTCATGGGGTCTCCTCCGTGACAGGGCGGCGCCTCCTCTGGCACCAGAAGGCCGGATCTTCTGCGTCAACACCCTCCCGTATAAGCCTGTAGCGATACGTCCCGGTCGCATCCTGCGCTTCGTAGACATTCGGATTATAGGGCGAGGTCCAGGTCAACTGGAGAAAGTGCTCCGGGCCAATATCCGTGCCCCAGATATAGCGGCAGGCCCCAGCAATCGTACTCGTCACACATGCAACATGGGACTCCTGGTCCTCCTCGTCTGGCTCGGCATGGCACAGCAGCACCCAGACATGCAGCCCATGGTAGCCGGTAGGCTCGCGCCCACCGGACTGATCGAGCGCCCGGCTCCGCTGCGTCCACAACTCCGTCAAATCGGCCGCCACGGCTTCACACACCGTCTCCTGGTCCTCCTCGCTTGTCGGGATGGGCCTCGCCTCGATGCTGATCAGCATGGCATACCTCCTAGAGGCCGCCGCGCACCGTCACGAGTTTCCCCGTGAGCCGTGCCCCTTGCGGCAAGCCCTCGTCCACGACCAGCGCCAGCGTGCCGGCGTGCGCCTCGACGACCGGCGCAATCCCCAGCATCGTTGCGGGCAGCGGCCCGGCGCCGACGGTCGAGCCCATGACCTCGGGCAGCGAGCCAGCCGGGGTAAACAGGAGATGCACGGTAAACGGGCCAGCGGCGCCCGCAATGGCCAGCGTGCACTGGCTCTCCAGCAGACGGCTGCCGGGCTCCACGGTGCCCAGGGGGACACCGGCGGGGCCAGGGAGGGCACTGCTGAGGGTCACGTCAATATCCTGGGACATGGTGATGTTCATCGTCGACTCCTTGGGGTAGGGGATTCGCTCGGCTCCTCGGCTGGGGCAGGGGCCTGGCCAGCGGCGTCGGCCTCGGCCTGACTCCGGTGCCACTGCTCGCCGGTGGCGTCGGCATCCGCTTGGGACGCGAACTGTTGGGGCGGACCACCGTGGCGGAATAAAAATCTGGGCCAGGGTGGCGGCTCATACGCTTCGGTCATACCGGCTCCTTCTGGGGGCACCAGGCCCCCGTGTGCGGGAAGAATCACATTGGCCATCTCGGCTCCTAGGGCAGATGCTTCCAGGTCTTACGAGCAATGATATTTTGCACGGTTGGTAACGGCGCATGAAAGAGCCGTGCAATCGTCCGTAGCGACAAGCCATTATCATGATAGCGCCGCATTTGAAGTACCTGCGCTGTTGTAAAACGCGCTTTATTGTTCTCTTCGCCACGTCGCAGATGGATTAAGCCCGTCTCAATCGCATGAGCCGTATTGCCCTGAGGCGTTGTCCATTCTAAGTTCTCTGGACGATTATCTCGTTTGTCTCCATTCAAGTGATTGCCAAGATATCCTGGCGGTCGTCGACCAATAAAGGCCTCAAGGACAAGGTGGTGCACACGAACATAGCGGCGCGTCCGCATGTGTTGGATGCAAACCTCCAGGTATTGCTCTTTCGAATCCACTTTCGGGGACAAGACCTGCCCTGAAAAGTGCCTTGTGACAACCTGGAGTATCCCACGACGCAGGCGTTGCGTCGTGGTCGAATGTGCCACACTCCGTACCTGCCCCAGATTGGAGACCTCGTAGAGTCCTTCCCAATCGAGAACAGGTCGCCATACTTCAAACGACAAGGCCAATTGGAGTGGTGTGGTAGAATCAGAGGTAGCCATGCGTTCACTCCTATTGAACGTAGGGTCAGCGCTGTCGCTCCTGTCGCAAGCAGGAGCACAGTGCGTTGGGTGTGCTTTCTCTTATTATACCACACTGGAACAACCTCTATAGTTCATTTAGTATCATAATACTGGAGGCACAGACCACACCCTCGTCGCCCACTCTGGCCTTGTGATCGCAAAACCAAAGGCAATGTCGCTGCGTGATAAATGTGCATCATTCACAATGTCCGATGCCTTCCAGGTCCGAATCGCGACGCCAGAGGTTGTATCCACCGAGTACGACGCTTCCCCGCTAAAGGGGTCTTGCAAGCGGCACATGGCCATCGCCGCGAACTGTTTTTGCAGGGTCAGATTCTGGTGATACACCGTGTTAGCGGTCCCCAGAAAGGTCAGCGGCGCGCTGGCGGTGGGCAGCACCGTCACGGTCTGTTGCGGGGTGCCCGGGCCAATGATCGCGGGGTAGATTTGCAGCGTGGCATTGCCCGAGGCGTCCCCGTTGGCATCGGCCAGGACGGTGAATTGCCGCAGTTGCCCCGTGGACGCCAGCGACACGGGATTCACGGCATAGACGTTGGCAATGGTGAAAATATCGCCCTTCTTCACCCGCAACGCCGCTGCAGCGGTCCAGCCGCCCGTCACAATGGACGTGCCCCCCGCACCCGTCGAGGTATAGGTCGGTGTTCCGCCTCGCGGGCCAGTCGTATGGGCCGCAACATTTTGATCCCAATACCATTCGAATCCACCCGAAATCCCCATCAGCCCGCGTTTATACTGCTGGGAGATTTGCGTACTGTCCTGCATCAACCCTTTGTTCTCATTAATCACTGCGGCTTGCTCATACTGATTGAGAATGGCTGACCACTGCCCATCATAGGGTGCGCCATTATCGGCCATAATCGCCCCGGCATTGAGATAGGCCAGCCACTTCGCATTGCCAGGCACCGGGGAAATGATGGCATTCGGGCATTTCCAATAGAGCCCGAGCCCATACGCATCGACCTTATTCGACAGCACAATACTGGCAGGATTGCCGACCCGATTGCGCCAGTCGTCCATACTGAGCGTGAGCTCAAAACTGGTGAAGGAGAGCGGCACTTTTTCCTGCTGATCAATGGTCAGCGGGACCGACTCTTCCTTGTAATCCTGCGGCGTCATCACGGGGCCACTGGTGGCCGCAAGGCGTGCCGGCAACCGAATGGATAACGTCGGCCCTATTTTTGAGCCAGACACCGCGTACTCGCTGGAATATTCATTCATGATGCGTTTACTAAACACGCGGTTGGTGTCGAAGGCATCGAGCATTTCCTGCGTAATCATGCCGATGCTGAGGATGGTATTCGTGGGCACAGTGCCACCTCATAAGCACAAAGGTCATCAGTCAGGCCTCTGAGGCGGCAGAAGCGGAGAATAGGCGGCGGTTGTTAGCGTTGTTTCCAGACCGGCAGCGTACTCGTCTGCTGGCGGTACCTGCGATAGTCCTCCTGGGGCATGCCCTCGCGATAGCCCGGCGGTGGCGTGGTCCCCTGCCCGTTCACCCCACTGAGCGGTGGCGGCAAGGGGGGAGACGCGGCGACGCCAGGACGCGGCGACGCGGGGAGGGAGCCTCCTGTCGCCGTGTCCCCGTGTCCCCGTGTCGCCGCGTCAGTTCCCTGGCCAGCAGGCGGGCTGGTGGGGGCGCCAAGGCGTCCGAGTTCGAGAAACACGAGTGGCGGTGGTAACTGATTGAGGCGCTGCACGGTCTCGGGCTGCTGCGCCAGCGCGTAGGCCAGGGCCGGGCCGTCGGGGAGCAGCATGAGGGCCTGCTGGAGATGCGGCGCCACCTTCCCGGCGAGCTGGGTGCGGACCACCTCTTGATAATCGGCGTGCTCGCGGGCAAACGCGGCTTCGCGCTCCAGGAGGGCCTGCTGCGCCTGCTGCGCCTGCGTCTGCTGGCGGTCGCTGTCGCGCACCTGCTGGGCTTCGTAGCGGGCGGCGGCGCGCACGTAGTCGTCGGAGCTCTGAAACTGCTCGGCCTGTGGCGGCCCGTCGGGCGGCGGCGGCAGGTCCGGGGCAGCACCCTGGAGCATGCGCACCATCAGCTCGTTCTGCGCGCGCAGGGCGGCCAGTTGCTCACTGGTCTGCTGACGTTCGGCCTGGAGCGCCCGTTCACTTGCACGGCGCTGGGCCGTGAGGCGGCGAATGCGGCGCTGCACGTAATCCATGGTGGCCACTTCGGGCTCGGGCTCGTCGTCGTCGTCCCCCGGCGGCGTACCGTCCTGTGCCGCCTGCACGGGCGGCGTACCAGCCGGGGACTCAGAGGGTGGCGCTGATCCCACACCGGGCTGACTGGGGGTTGCAGGCCCCTGGTCAGTAGCAGCTGGCGCATCTGTTGCGGCCGAGTCCGGACTCGTGCCGTTGGGCGATGCGTCCCCAAGTCTGACGAACTGGCCACTATCGGCCAGACGTTCATAGGTTTCGATGGGCATACATCAATCCTCGCGGAATTGCAGAAAGGCTCGACACACAGCGAGCGCCAGCGTCGCCCCAGAGGCTTCCGCATACCAGTCATCAGGGACAGACCCTTCCATCCGACAGGTCCACGCCTCGACATCCGCACAGCCAGCATTGCGCACGCGCAGCGTCACAACCCATGGCGTTTTCATCCAGAAGGGCGAACTGAGCTCCGCGATGAGGGACAGGGCCAACAGGCTCTTCTGTGACCAGCGGCTTGCGTTTGGTGGTCTCCGGTGCTCGCGGCGGTGCTCGCGGCGGAGTTCCGCCGCCATCAGGGCATCGAGTTGACGGCCAGCCGGCAAGGCACAGATCTCAGCATAGGAGGGATGTGACTCGCTCATCGCGTCTCTTCCTGCCCCGTGCCGTTGCTGGCAGCCATCTCTTGCGCATGCTGTGCGGCACTCTGGGCGAGCTCCGTGGCCTGGAGCCCATACTTCGCCTGGACCTCAGCCATCTTGATCTGATTGGCCAGCATCGCCTCTTCGTGGTCCCACTTGGCTTTCTGGGTCTCCACGGCAATGTCACGGCGCTTGTCACTGAGCTGCGTCTTGAGCCGGGCATTCTCCTGTTCCGTCAGCGCCAATTGTTGCGTGGCGACCTGCGTCTGCTGCTGCATCTGCTGGAGGGCCTGCGTCACCTGCTGGAGCTGCTGCTGCGCCTGCTGCACCTGGTTCTGGAGCATCGCGACTTTGTGCTCAGGCGCGCCGCCTTCCGTGGCCTGGAGCGCTTCGGGCGGCACGAGGGTCTTCAGGCGCGCCGCCATTTCGTCGGCCTGGGGCACATCGAGCGAGCCCGCGTACAGGTCGAGCAGGTACGGCCCGATCTGCTGCCCCAGGGGCGAGCCCAGGAGCATGCCTAAGCGCTCGTTCATCATCTCGCGGGAGGTGTCGTACGAGGGGCCTGTAGAGACGACACACTCATACACCCCCTGCCCGAGCTGGTGCTGCTGGCCGTCTGGCAAGGGCTGGTTCACCTTCGCCATGGACACCGCGCCATCCTTGCCCACCTGGCGCAGTTCGGTGGGCCCAGGATACAGCTTCGGGAGGATGTCCAGGATTTGTCGGCCACACGCCTCGATACTCCATGCCAGGTTCGCCGTGAAGCCGGCGGTGGTCTGTTCGCCCTCGCGCTTGCGGGCATCAATCGCCGCGCCGCTCTGTTCGTTGGACGGGGCGCCCACGCTCGCCTCATACTGGCCCACGGTGGCCTGAATGTCCTGCGCGGCCATCATGCGGGCCTGGGTGATGGCCTGCACGGCTGGTTCGGCCACTTCCCGGCGTGGTGGGGGGAGCAACGTGCCCCCACTGGTCACGGCTTTGATGGGCAGGTAGGGCAGGTGCGCGTCGTTGGCCTGGTTCCAAAGTCCTTCATACCCGGCAATCTGCTCCACGTACAGGATGTACGGCGCTTTCGGGGCCAGGGCAATGGCGGACATCTCCGCGGAGGCATAGGCATCATAGGCGAGTTGGCTCGACGCCGAGGCCTGCACAATGCCGGTGCGCCGGGCGCGGCCGTCCAGGTCGAGCCGGCGGCCCTCGCAGCGAATGATGGGAATATACATGCTCGGCCAGGTGGTCTTGTCCAGGATGGCGTAGCCGCACATGGTGACGCCGTACACGCGGGGCACGAGCGTGGTGCGGGTCGGCCACTCCGGTGGCAGGTCGCCTAAGTCCTCGCTGGGCAGCACGGTGCCATCGGGCATCTGCACCAGCTCCAGCTTCTCATAGACCTTGTACCAGTACTCGGCCACCTTCACGAGATCCCGCGTGACCCACTCCTGATTCGGGTACGTCGCCCACTGGCCGACGTCCACGGGCTGTACCTCGTACTTCGCACAGAAAGAGGCGTGGGTCATGGTTGAGATCACGAAGGCGAAATCCATGTCCAGGCCGGCGGGGTGGGTGCTGGCGGGGTCACAGAACACGGCGAAACGATCCGCGATAGGCTTGATTTTCAGACACTGTTGAAACGAATACGGACTCTCATACTCCAGGGTCAGGCGGAAAAAGCCTTCGCCGGTCGTAATCGCCTGCGTCAAGGCATTAGTATAGGCTATTTCGGCCTGACTATCTGCCTCAATGTCTCTCGCCTTCCCTTCAAGCACAACTGCCGTCTGCTGCGTCGCTCCAGACGATTTTGGCCTAACCCTGATTCCAAGAGGATTACGCCTATATGAATTAACTATCTGGTTGACGTACTGCTGGAGTCTATCGATAGTGAGGCAAGGCGCCTCCGCTCCCGGCTGTGAGCGTTGCCGCACGAGGTACTCAGGCCAGTGCTGACCGGAATAGAACTTTAATGCCTCATATTGCTGTTGACGCTCATCGCGCTCCCAATCTTCAACGGCAGCAAATCGCGCCCTCGCTTCACTGAGAACGTCTTGGTCTGAACGCGGGTCGAGCGCGGTACGTTGGTCCCGGGTGAGGGGGCGCAGGGTCTGGAGATGCTCAGCCATCAGTAGCTCGCTTTGCTCCCACGTTTTTTCGCCGGCTTCTCGGGCACATCCGCACCTGCTGCTCTGGCCTTGCTCAGTCCTATTGCGACCTGCTGTTTGCGTTTCGCCTCACCCGTTTTGCCGGGCTTTACGGTGCTCGGGGGATTGTCAAACACTTCGCGCATCGAGCGCTCCACGATCTTATCTGACTTGCTTTTCGTCTTCGCCACGGTGCTCTCCTTGCCAACTGGCCTGTGCCCACTGGAGGCGATATAAATGGCACTGGCAAAATTCCATCGGCCAGTGCGCGTAGCAGCGTCGGATAGCCCAGGTCGGCAGCCGCCCCCGGTAGCCCCATTGCCGGAGCAGCACCGCCCAGCCGCGCAACGTCTCGTGATGCCAGATGGGCTCACAGGGCCAGATGGTGGGGGCGGTGTCAGGCATACGCACCTCTACCGGAACCAGAAGCCCTGGCGCAAGCCGGTGGGCATCGCCCCCTCCTGGCGCGGCGGGCTGTGGATCACCACGCTGTCCTGCATCTAGCCTCCTGGAGCCTGCTTCGCCTTCTGACGCTGTCGATAATCCCGCGTACGCTTCCGGCTACATGCACGACAACTCCGATTCCCATTCGTCCTGATAGCAAGATTATCCCCATCAAGGAGATGTCCATGTGCACAGTGGATCTTGCGTTTATTCTCCGCAGCAGCCCCTTCTCCTCGAAGGATATTCACCGCGTGAGACACCGCTTCAAGATGAGCTGGATTGCAGCACGCACGATTCCGGCACAAATGATCGAGCGTTAATCCAAAGGGAATAGGACCAACAAAGCGCTCATATGCATAGCGATGCGTAAGCAAATACTTGCCACTGCGCACCGCGCGACTGCGAAGAGGAATCCTGCCATACCCATCATGGCCCATAACACCATGCCATATCCAACACGTGTCTGTACGTTCAACATACTTTTCAAAACACAGTGCTGAACTGCATTCCTCTGAACAACCGCTAGGAACGCCTCCAGGAGAGAGAAAAACTTGTTGACAATTTGGACAGATAAGAAAAGGACGTCTCCCACGTGGATGGCGTATTTTTTGCCAGACAGCGGACGGAAAAAGCCGTAGATTCTTGTCAGACATGCTGCGACTCCAATCCAGTTGCAGTGTGGTTAGGGGCGTGTCAGGCACCACCCTGGCACGTCTCGTTATTATACCACATGAATCTGCGCAATACATTGATTTACCTAAACCAAAAGCCTTGCCGTAAGCCTGTCGGCATCATGCCTTCTGGACGCACGGGGCTATGAATCTGCACGGCATCTTGATCCTGATATGTAGTACAGAATGTTCTAAGAGAATCTGCAGCGTGTGAAGACCAATCGTGTAATGGATGGTTTAACCAGTCCTTCCTTGTTTCGCTCCATTCCCGTCTATACGCACGCAGCGCTTGCAACCCTTCATGGCATTTATCCTGGTCAAAGATGAAGCGAGGAAACAAGGTTCTCACGGCCTGGATGCCGTCGCCAAGATTGCCCTGTGTGGCCACGACAGACGGCTTTAGCCCTAAACTCTCGGCAATCGCTAAGCGTGAACGACCATCAGAAGAAAAATCACGGGCCTGGATGTCATGGGGCCAAAAAAAACGTCCGTATATATACGGCTTCTCTCGAATGACTTTGGCATACCATTCTAAACCATGATCCGACGCCTCTAAATAATCAATCACGTGGATCATCCGCCCCACCGCCTGATAAAACCAAATAGCGGTAGCATCGCCAATTCCAATGTCGAAACTGACGTGCACCGGCACACTGGGGTCATGCGGCACACGCGTCAGGCGGCCCTCCTCCTGCGCGGTCTGGAGATACGCGGCGTAATAGGCGCCGATCAGGGCGGACTCGAAGCTGCAGAGAAACTCTTGCGAAAATTGCTCCGGGCTCATGACCTGGCGCGCGGCCTCGAGTTCAGCGGGATCGACAATGCCTGTTTCATCGGCGCGGTAGAGTGCGGTATGCCAGCCCTCGAGCCCTTGCGCGTCTTGATACAGATCGTAAAAGTGGTTATGCCCAAGGGGTGTCGAGATAAAGACCGCCCATCCCTGGCGATCGGCCAGGGCCGGCCGCACCACTTCCGTCCAGGTCCTGGGGCGCATCTGGGCGTATTCATCGAAGACCACACCATCGAGATACATCCCGCGTAAGGCGTCGGGGTTATCGGCCCCGAACAGTTGGATACGGCTGCCCCGCGCCAGATCAACGCGGAGTTCGGCTTCGTTCACGCTGACGCCTGGCCAGTCCTGCGTGGTGCGCTTGAGCACATCCCACACAATCGTTTTGGCCTGGTTGCGCAGTGGGGCGACATAGGCAAAGCGCGGGTAGGGGGCCTGGCAATGGAGGGCATCGTAGAGCAAGCAGTAGAGGGAGAGAAACGTTTTGCCAAAACGGCGATGCGCGACCCACACATTAAAACGGGTGCGGTCGTCATAGAGGCGTTGTTGGTGCAGGCGGAGAGGATACAGCAGGGTCGTTGACGGGCGCGCGTGCGCCAGGAGCAGCGCTTCCGCTTCCAGTAACGTTAGGAGTTCGACTTCCTCACGCAGGCTCAGGGACATGACCATTCCGCCGTGCTAAGAGGGCTGCAATCCGTTGTTGGCGTTCGTCACTCGAGAGCTCATGCTGGATAATCTGGCGTCCATACTCATCAGGATACCGCCGCTCAAGCTTCCAGGCTGCCGCTTGCCAGGAGCCCTCCCCTGCCGCCTGCTCAATGTGCTCGAGCCATCCCACCGCGGCCGTCCCTTCCGCCTTTTTGAGGGCCTCCCAGAACTCCCGATACGGATGACGGCCCTGCCCACCCAGCCGCAGCCACCGATACAAGGTCTCTTCGCCAATACCGGCATACTGACACGCCAATTTATGCGTTGCCCCCGTACGGATCGCCTTGAGAAGACGGTTCTTGAGTACCGGGGTCAGTTTCAAGGGGCGCGGCATAGGTCCCCCATCCGTACGCCGGGGGTGCCACGACGTACGGCGGGCGTGGAATATCACTAGAGAGTCCCGGATGTATGCGAGAGTAGACTAGAGAAGGATGGACTACAGGTGAATAGACGCAGTAATCCATCCAGGATTAGTATATAACTACATATATACTAATACCCTCTAGACTACCACGCAGCGTAAGGGTAAAAAAGTGACGCGCGGGTGTCAAGGGGAAAATGTCTCCTCGTGTATCCACGCCACGGCGCCTTCGGGACTGGCGTGCATACTGGCGGTCACAGGCATATGGGCATCCTAGTGCCCATTGGGTGGGCGCTGGAGCAGCTCCTTGATCGCCGCCAGGGTCGCATCGAGGCGCGCGTTGATGGCATCCTGGCGCGTGTTGATCTCGCGTTGCGAGGCGATGAAGCGCAGGAGTTGGTCTTCCACTTTGCTGTTGGTCTCGGCCAGGTCAATCATGATGGTGCGTAAGGTCTCCAGGTCGTGGTCGGCGCGGGTCAGGCGGGCCTCATGGGCAGCATGCCGGTCGTCATGGGCCGCCAGCGTCCGTTGCACGAGCTGGCGGAATTCGTCATCGGTCATGGCTGTGGCGTCAGGCATGCGTCATCTCCTCCCGCAAGCCGAGGAGATAGTCGGCACTCACACCAAGCACCGTAGCCAGACGATGCAACCGTGGCAAGGTTGGCTGGCTCTGGCCACGCTCATACTTACTAATATCGGTCTTAAATACGTGTGCTTTCTCAGCCAGTTCCCCCTGGCTCAACGCCCGTCGGCGCCTGGCGAGTAACAATCGTTCTTGAAAGATCGGTAAGCGTTCACGCTCCATTGTTCACCTCCTACTCTCATGATAGCAAGAGATGAAAATTATTTCAAATTTTTGCTATTATTCACTTGATTAGGTAAGCGAGTTAGGCTACAATATTTATAGAGACAGCATGACGGTGGCCACCCCGCACGAGAGACCACCGCCACACACGAACCCACTCCCGCACAGGAGACGAGTTATGCAGACCGTAGCACAGCGTCCCACGAAGATCCAGCACTACGCGAGTTATGTCATCCATGGCCAGGAGGTGTACGGCATCGCCACCCTGCTCAGTGGCGGGTACTCCTTTGTCCCGGACGTGGGCGAAGGCCGCCTGGTCTCGTACAAAGATGTCGATCTGACCTTGTACGGCCACGTCGCCACCGCCGAGCAGCAGTGGGCCGCCGATCAGGCCCAGGGCGGGCTTGTCAGGACCACCAGCCGCACCCTGGCGGCGTAAGGAGCCGCCCCATGGCCCAGCCCTACGATCCCTGGACGCAGGAAGAAGACGACCAGGCCCTGTGGCCCGACGACGCGGACGACGCGGACGACGGCCCCTATTAACACCCACTACCCCGGGCGCCCCCGTGGCGCCCCGACAGGAGACGACGATGCACGACCATGTTACCTATCAGTTGACCCAGGACGAGACCGATATGTTTCTGGCCCAGGAGCCGTCAGCGCTGGACGCGCTGCGCATGCGCATTGCCCAGGTCCTGCGCGAGGCGGGCGATCCCCCCCACGTCGATGTGCTGCTCGTGGGTGGCACCGTCGGCTGGACGATAGATATCCGGTAACTGCACCCACACCAAGGGGAGCACTGCGCTCCCCTGCCCAACCAACAGGAGACACAGATGGCAGAGCCACAGACGTACAGTATCCACCTGTTACAAGCCCTGGTCCGCTATGGCTGGTTTGCGGTCGAAGCCAGCAGCCCCGAACACGCCCTGGCACTGTTCTGGCACGTCTACGCCTGCTGCAAACGAGACGTTTTCAGCACACACAGCACAACACCAGCCGAATCAAGCTCTTACACGTCAAGGATTTTTTCTGGTTGCGCCTGGGTTGCAGATCAGGCCTCTGCTTCATCGGGAAAGACGACGGGCGAGGGGTCCTCCCCTTGGACCACATCGCGCATGCGCCCCCAGCTCTCCAGCAACCGCTCAATGTCCTGCGGGCTATAGTTGCCGAGGACCACCACGCCCGGGTTGGAGACCCACATGCGCACCTCCCCCGGCGTGTGGTGGTGATGAATCGTCGTGCCCTGCGGCGGCCCCCGCACATCTCTTCCACGGTGAGGTGAAACACCGCGGACAGCGCCAGTGCCGTATCGAGCGAGGGCTGCCGCTCGCCCGTCTCCAGTTGCGAAATCGCCGAGCCATCTTTGAGCCCCGCCCGCTGCGCCAGTTGCGTCTGCGTCAAGCCCCACTGCTCGCGCAATTCCCGCAGCCGTCGCGCATACACCCGCATCCGCTGATTGCGTTGCCCCGTCCGCTTCCGTGGTGCCATGGCTGTGTACCCTTGCTCAAAGCGCAAGTATGTCTTTTTTTCAACAGCAGATAAGTATTCTTTCTGCTTACGATTAGAGGAGTACAGTATTGCATAGAGGTTGACAAAATGTAAAGATCGGAGATTTTTCAGCTTGCAATAGGGTAAAGGCGTGATTAAGGTAGCAAAAAACAGTCGTTGGAGTGATGGAGAGGCCCCTGCTTGGAGGGAGGGTGCATGTTCCTGCGTCATCTCGTCTATTCGTTACGTCACCGCAAAGGTCTTACGCAGCACGAACTCGCCACGAAAGCCCAGACAACCGATTCCACCATTTCCCATATCGAGCAGGGGGACCGCACCCCCTCGACGAAACTGGCGACCCGCCTGGCCTGTGCGCTGGAGGAGCCGCCCGAGACGTTTGTGCGGGCGCTCGCTGCCGAGCACTGGTGTGGCGAGCTGCGCTGTCCGCAACTGGGGCTCAAGGGCCGCAAGCGGCGCCTCGATCGCGACCCGGGCGTGCCGCTGCTGCTGCTCGTGGCGCTGCTGCCGTGGCTGGGGTAGGGGGGAGGGAAGAGCGATGCAATGTCCCATTGCGACGATTACGGTCGGGGAGCGCTACCGGCGTGAGATGGGGGATCTACATCCCCTGGCAGCCAGCATGCACAACGTTGGGTTACTGCATCCGGTCGTACTCACTCCAGACTATCGCCTCGTCGCTGGCGCCCGTCGTCTGGCTGCAGCGCAGCACCTCGGCTGGACGCATATTGAAGCGCGGATCATCGACCTGCCATCACTCCTGCAAGCCGAGCAAGACGAGAATACGCTCCGAGAACCGTTCTTGCCGTCGGAAGCCGTAGCTATTGGGCGTGCGCTGGAAGAGGAAATTGCGGCCAGGAATGCCCAGAAACAGCAGGACGATGGGCGTCACGCTGGCAACCAGGGAGGGAGGGGGAAGAAAAAAACCCTTACGACAAATAATAGTAAGGGTTTATCCCATGATCGCAATGCCCGTAGCACCGCGGCCCAGGTGAGTAAGTCCGTCGGCATGGGTGGCACCACCTACACCAAAGCCAAAGCAGTCGTCGAGGCTGCAGAACAGCAGCCAGACGCCTACAGCGATCTGGTCACGCAGATGGATACCACGCGCTCGGTCGATAAAGCGTATCAAACGCTGCAGCGACGCAAAAGTGTGGAGGGGCTCGACGGCCCCAGTCCCCACCAACACTCCCACGACGATCCAGCGCGGCGCTGGACGCAATCCTTCCACGATCTCTACAAACTGATGAACAGTGTCCGTCATTTTGCGGACAACGATCTCCGCACCCTGACAGCGACATGGAGCCAGACCTACCGGACCCAGAGTGCGGCGGAGCTGCGCCGTATCCGTGCCATTATGGACGAGTGGATTACTGCCCTGGAGGAGCACAGTCATGAGTGAACTGGAGGATTTTGATGGACTCACCAGCCAACGCGGCTTTCACCACATCGACGATATCGTGGACACCCTCGACGATGCTGGCTTTTGGAAAGACTCGTGGCTCTCTGAGACGACGCGGCGCGCCAAGAAAGCCAAGGTTCGTAGCCTCCTGCGGCAGTCGAAAGGCCCGGACGGCTGGCCCAATTGGGCGAGTATCGTGATCGCCAATCCCGACGGCACTACGGATCGTTTGTACCAGCAAGAACGCCTCTTTGCGGTAGAAGACTACCAGCAGGTCATTCGCTATTGGGTGGACTATGCCCAGCACGGGCAGCGGATGGCGGAGGGCTACCGGGACCGGATGGTAAAACGCGGCGGGGAACAACTCACCTTGCCGTGGGAATGATGCGCCTGGATGCAGGGCATGCATGACGGGGGCCGCCACCTCCCCTCCAGGCTGGCAGGGAGTATAGCACACAGCGACGCCTAGTCCCGCCCCACACGGGCCCGGCGGGGGGCAGCGGGGGGGGCTAGGCCGAGGTAGCGGTTGGGCGGTGTTCCTCGATGGGATGCTCCTCAGCCCACTGCCGCACGATGTGGACGAGCGTGCCATTGACACTGCGGTCCTCTTCATGGCTGAGGGCTTCGAGATAGCGGCGCAGGAGTTTCGGCATACGAATCAACATTTTTTCATAGTCGTCGGCAGCCATCCGAGTTGCCATACAGGTTCCTTTTGATAGAAGGATATATCTGTGATATACTTGTGTTATCCGTATGTATCATAGAAAGCATATCACAACTAGCAGAAAGATGTCAGTATGGCCCTCGGACCCAAACCCTACAGTGTGATCCACCAGGAACGTCCACTGCCCCCGGATCTCACCAAAGGGCAGACCTTGATTGCCCTCTATGCCATGCAGCAGTGGGAATGTCTCAAGCAACCGCACCTCAGTCCCTACAAGCCCGGCTATTTCTATAACGCCATCCAGGGCATCCTACGCGGGCTGGAAACGCCCTCACGCGGGACGGCCCTGCGCCATCTCGCCACGAGTGCCTGTATCGCGTGCGGCGAGCCCATCAATCCCCTGCGCTCCTCCTTCGACCATATTATTCCAACATCGAAGGGTGGCCCGGAAGACCTCGGCAATGCCCTGGTCTTGTGTCCACCCCATAACAGCTCGAAAGGCACCAGAGACTTGATCGACTGGTGGTTACGCAAAGACTACGATGCGCTCCTGCTCCCCCGCGAGGTGCTCTGCCTGTACTGTCGCATCCACTGGCAACATTACGGCCCGGAAGTCCTCAGCGAGCCGACCCCGCCGTGTCTCGCGGCGTTTCTCTGTGCCCGCGCTGCAGCCCTCCCCAGCGATGACTACCGCATTGCTCTGATCGGTGCAGCCTTTGCCGCCAGTGGCTTTATGCGCTGGCTGAAGGAGCCTCCACGCCATGGCACGTGACACTTCGACCAACGATCTCCTCGCCGCGGCCGTGACGTATGCCCAGCGTGGCTGGCGCGTCATCCCCCTGTGGGGCCTGCGCCAGGGGCACTGTATGTGCGCGCGGCGCGGCGCCTGTCCCACGCCGGGAAAACATCCGCCCCTGGCCGGGTGGGTCACTGTTGCCACCCTTGACCCGGCACAGCTTGCGCACTGGTGGCACCGCTGGCCCCAGGCCAATGTGGGCATCGTCACCGGGCAGGCTTCAGGCCTGATCGTTGTTGATGTTGATCCCCGCCATGGCGGCCATATCGCCTGGGACGAACTCCAACATCACCATGGCACCATCCCTACCTCGCCCCAGGTGCTCACCGGGGGAGGCGGCACCCATGACTATTTTGCCACGACGGAAGCCCTTGGCAGCATTGACCTGGCGCATGGCATTCAATTCCAGGCGGAAGGCCGCCTCGTCGTGGCGCCGCCGAGCCTGCACGTCTCCGGGCAGCGCTATACCTGGGAGAGTGCCCACGATCCCGATGACATCCCACTTGTCCCTCTGCCGGACTGGATACGCGGGCTCGTCCACGCCCATGCCGCCCAGGACGGGCAGGACCCTGGAACGTCCCTGCCCCTCATCGAAAGTCCGCCCGTCCATCTGCTGCGCATCTCTACCCGCATGAAGTACGTGATCCACACAGGCACTGATCCCGACAATCCCACCCGCTATCCAAGCCGCTCCGAAGCCCTCTTTGCCGTGATCAGTGCCCTCATCCAGGCTGGCTATGATGACGCCACGATTGCCGCCATTGTGCTCAACCCCCATCACGGCATCAGCGACAAACCCCGCAGCCAGCGCGACCCACGCAGCCCCAGATACGAGGCGTCGATTCGGAGTTGGACGGCCAAAGAAATTGCCCGCGCCCGGGCCAAAGTCCGCCCGGCCAGGAACGGCACCGACCCCACCTCAGGGATTAAATTCCTAGATTCCTCGCATTTAATTCCTAATTTTGAAGTGCCTGCAACTGATTGTTTTGATAGTGAGTTGAACGATAATGCCGGATTTAATTCCTTTAATTCATTAAATTCCTGCCCCACCCCATGGCCTGTGCTCGCACCTGAGGCGTACTACGGGCTGGCTGGCCAGATTGTGCACACCATCGAGCCCCATAGTGAGGCAGATCCCGTCGCGCTGTTGTGCCAGCTCCTGACCTATTTTGGTGCCATCGTTGGCCGCAGCGCCTACTATCAGATCGAAGCCACCCGCCACTATGCCAACCTCTATACCTGCCTGATTGGCCCGACGGCCAAAGGCCGCAAGGGCACCGCCTACGATCATATCGAGGCGCAGATGAAAACCGTGGATACCTCGTGGAGTGCCAACAACCGGAGCGGCGGGTGTGGCTCAGGCGAAGGACTTATTGCCGCCGTCCGCGATCCCGTCATCAAGCGCGAAGCGATCAAACAACGGGGGAAGGTCACCGGATACGAGGATGTCGAGGTCGATCAGGGCGTCATCGATAAGCGCCTGCTGGTCTATGAAAGCGAATTTGCCTCGGTACTCAAGATTGCGTCGCGGGAAGGCAATATCCTCAGCGTCATCTTGCGCCAGGCATGGGAGACGGGCGAGTTACGCAACACCGTCAAAACCAGCCCCATGAAAGCGACGGGCGCCCATATCGCGCTGATTGCCCATATCACCATCGAAGAGTTGCAACGCTTGCTCACGAGTACCGAGGCGGCCAATGGCTTTGGCAATCGCTTTGTCTGGTTCCTGGTCCGACGCTCCAAGTTGTTACCGGATGGTGGCCAGCTGGAGACGGTCAACGTGCAGCCCCTGGTGCAGGGACTCACCACTGCAGCCCGGGCAGCCCGGGCGGTCACGGCCATGCGCCGCGACGGGGCATCAGCGGCCGCGTGGCGTGCGGTCTATCCGTTGCTCTCAGAAGATCGCCCGGGCCTTGCTGGCGCGCTCCTCGCCCGTGCGGAAGCCCAGGTACTGCGCTTCTCGATGCTCTACGCGCTCCTGGATGGGAGCGCCGTGATCACGCTGGATCATCTGTGTGCGGCCCTGGCCCTGTGGGAGTATGTCGAGCACACCATCACGTATATCTTTGCCGAGACGTTAGGGGAACCCCTGGCCGATGCCTTGCTGGTGTTGTTGCGAGAGCAGGGGGAGGAGGGCTTAACCAAGACGCAGATCTTCAGTCAAGGCATGTTTCACAATCGGCGTGCCGACGAAATTGACCGGATCATTCGCCTGCTCGTCGACCGCGAGTTGGCGACGGTGACGGTGGTCCCCACCGGGGGGAAGGGTCGCCATACGGAAAAGATCACCGCCAGGGGGCAGGAATTTAATGAATTAAAGGAATTAAATCAGGGAATGTACGTGAACCTCGCCAAAAACAAAGGCTTAGAGGAGAGATCAAAACAGGAATTAAATGGCAGAACTTTAGGAATTAAATCCCAGACAGGGGCTGGCTGCACCCATGAGACCACCGTCCAGGATGGTGAGAGTCTCGTCTGTCGGCACTGCGGAACAGTCGTTTTTTAAGGAGAAAAGAGAGTAGATATATCTCAAGTATATTGCTATAATATACGATAAGGTAGGTAGAAACGACGACAGCCCCCCTGGCGAAGGAGCCCTAGCATGACGCCCCTGGATGATCACGCGGACCGCTTGCAGCAGCACGAGGCCCGCATCCGCTTCCTGGAAGACCTGATGGCGCGGGTTATTGTGCTCAACGAAGTGGTGGTGGAGTTATTACAGCGCCAACGCAGAGATGATGAGGCCAATGGCCGGTAGAAACGACGACAGCCCCCCTGGCGAAGGAGCCCTGGCATGGACACGGATGAGCGCCTGGAAGCACGCATTGAGCGCCTGATGGAGACGTTGGCAATGACGCACGACCGCCTGGTGGAGATCCAGGCGGACACGACGGAAAGTTTACAGCACATCGAAGGGCTGCTCAGGCAGATCCTGGCGGCCGTGACGAAGGACTAGACCCACGACAGCCCGTGCCCCCTGGCATGGATGAGCACGGGCTGCCTGGCGTTACAACCCTCCCCTACGAGGAGAATCGCACCATGAGTACCACCATTCTTCCAGAAGTGCAACAGATCATGGATGACCGCGAAGAGCGTGAACTGTGGATAGTAGGAAAAGAACATGAGCGGCCGCCGTATTTCTTCCCGGATGAAGGGATGGGCAATCGCCTGGGCCGTGCCCTGCGCGTGGTCAGTGAGGGCCGCTGCACCCCACACAGCGACGGGAGTTACACGGTCGAGGGCTCCGAGGGCCGTACCTACCGCGTCACCGACAGTTGTAGCTGCCCGAACAGCCAGAAGGGCAAGAGCAAGTGGTGTTACCACGCCGTGGCCGTGGCGCTGTACATCGAATGGCGCACGCGCTGTGCCTCGCTCACCGGCCAGCCTGCCCTGCCCCTCCCGCCGAGTACCCCCGACGCACGGCTGGCGCAGCCGCCCGCGCTGCCCACCCGCTGCGCGGCCTGTGGCCAGCCCGACTCCGAGCAGGCGTATCTCGGACACCTCGCCTGCGGCCATGTCGTGTGTACCCGCTGCCACCGGGACCAGTGCCCCTGCTGTGTCCCCCAGACGCCTGGGGAGGACGCGGGGACGAACCCCGACGCGGGGACGCGGCGAGGGGATCCGGATCCTGTCTCCGCGTCGCCGCGTCCCCGTGTCGCCGCGTCTGCCCCCTCTCTCACGCCCCAGGAGGCCCCTATGACCGAAGACCCTGACCCGTATATCCCCGAACCCGCCGTGGCCGTCCTCGAGCCGCCGGTGGCGGAGCCGGTGCCGCTGCGCATCCCGAAGGAATACACCGTCTCGATCAAAGGCAGAACGCACGTGCTCTATACCGGCCTGGTGCTGGTGGCCCGCAGCCAGGGCCTGATGACGCTCAGCGCCGACTGGACCTACAACGATGCCGACCTGTCGCTGGCGCATGCCGTGTGCACCTTTGCCGATGGCCGCCGCTATGAAGACAGCGGCGATGCCACGCCCAGTAATGTCAGCAAGGGCATTGCCAGCCACTTTCGCCGCGTCGCCCTGACCCGGGCGAAAGCACGCTGCCTGCGGGATGCGCTGGGGATCAGTGAGTGCAGCGTGGAGGAGCTGGAGGACGACGCCCACCGGCGCGAGACGCCCGACCTGAGCGCGGCCGTGCCCCCGCCCACGACGCCCACCACGCAGGACCTGCGTAGCCAGATCTGGGCCATCGTCAAGGGGCGGGCGCCGCAGACCGTGGGGAGCCGTGAGGCCGTGGCCGCCTGGGTGCAGCAGCAGACGGGCTATGCGCTGGTGCCTGCCAACTATGGCGCCATCGTGCACAGCCTGGAAACACGGGAGGGGTAGCCATGTCCCTCGCCTACCACCTGTTCACCGCGCTGTGCGACGTAACGACCCAGTTCGAGCGCCGGCGCGAGCGCTATGACCCGGGCAGCGATGCCTGGGTCGCGCTGACCCAGTTGGTTGCCTGGCTCGATATGTGGATTGATGCGCTCGTCGAGACGGACGGGCTCGCCGAGGAGGACACGCCATGAGCGACCTCGTGCGCGTGCGCTTTCAGTTTGGGATTGGCCAGCCGGTGCGCTGGGCGGACGACCCGGAGCACCCCTACGTCGTGGTGTGGCGGCGCTACCACGAAGGGCAGGCCACGCGCCACTGCGCCTACGGCCTGACCTCCCGGCGCAGTACGGGGGTGCACCCGCCACTCGTGCACCTGGCCTATGAAGCGGATCTCGAAGAGGACACCAAGCCATGATTCACTACCTGCCCACCCTGCACGCCCCCACGGCCGCCTGTGGGGACCGCACCTCCCAGTTGGCGACGCGGGATCCCGGCCGCGTCACGTGCCCCCGCTGCCTGCGTGCCCAGCCCCAGCCCGGCATGCCGGAAGCGGCGCTACTCCAGCAGGTCCGGGCACTCGCCCGCGAGGCAGGCTATGCGCTGTGGTATCATACGCACCGCTCGGACCATAGCCCGGCGGGGTTTCCCGATGTCATCCTGGTCCGGCCTGAGCCTGGACGTGGCGCGGTCTACGCCCTGGAGTGCAAAACGCGCACGGGCAAAGTCTCGCTGGCGCAGCAGACCTGGCTCGCGGCCCTGGACGGGAAAATGGTGCACGCCCGCGTGGTCAGGCCCGCGGATCTGGCGGACGTACAGGCCCTGTTCCGTGGAGCATAACGGGAGGAGGAAACGTGACGACACTGCATCCGAGTATTGCCCATATCGAACGGCCTAACCGCATCGCCCGGTTGCCGCTGGACCACCGCGGGTATCCGGTCCCGTACTTTGTCGCGCGGGTGGCAGGCCAGCCGGACCACCGGATTGTCGACAATGCCAAGTTTGCGCCCGCCGTGAAGGAGCATCGCTGCTGGATCTGTGGCGACATCCTGGGGCGCTACCTGACCTTTGCGCTGGGTCCCATGTGTACGATTACGCGTACCGTGTCTGAGCCGCCTTCGCATCTGGAGTGCCTGCGGTATGCCGTCCAGGCCTGCCCCTTCCTGGCCAGGCCGCATGCGCACCGGCGCGAGGCCGGATTGCCTGAGAGCTTCGAGGAGGCCCCTGGCCTGCCCATCCAACGCAACCCTGGCGTGGTCTGTCTCTGGACGACGCGAACCTTTCGTCCGTTCCTCGATCATCAGGGCGGCGTGCTCTTCCAGGTGGGCGACCCGACCACCACCGCGTGGTACGCCGAGGGACGCACGGCCACGCGGGCGGAGGTACAGGCCTCGCTGGACAGTGGCTTGCCCGTGTTACAGGAGATGGCGGCGCAGGAAGGGGCGACGGCCGTGGCGGCGCTCATGGCGCAACTGACACGGGCCATGACCTATCTGCCGCCAAAGGCAGCAGGCACCGCATGATGGCTGGTATCGGCGACCGGTGACCACGGCGATGGTGCGGGAGGGCGACGACGCGAGCCCCCCGCCAGCCCTCACGCCGAAAGCTGGCGGGTGATGCATTGGCGTTGCCTACCCACGAGGCAGGCAGACGCATCATAGCACCATGGAAGAGGAGACACAAGCATGTCGACGAGCCATGCGGCCTATGCCCAGGCGAAAGCCGACGGACGCTGCGTGCACCATCCCCGCCAGGCCGCCGCGCTGCCCGGCCAGGTCCAGTGTGCGGCCTGCCGTGCCAAACAGCACGCCTATCGGGCGCTCAATCGCTCGCCCGCCGCCCAACGCGCCTACGATCTGCGCCAGCGCATGCGTGAGGCCGGCATGCGGGTGGTGCCTCCCCCGCCCGTGCCCACGCCCGTCGCATCGTTCCTGCTGTGCTGTGGGCAGTGGTGGACGATTACCCATCTCCCGCTGGTGGTGCCCTGCTGTGGCCGCCGCTGGCTGGTGGAGGACACGCCATGACCAAACTCGACCTTGTAACCCAACTCTGCCAGATCCGTGAGGACCTGGAAACCCTGCGCCTGGACCTGCACCTGGAGGCGGCCAGTGCGGCGCGCCTGCTTGACCTGGGCGCCAGGCTGGATGCCCTCATTGATGCCCTGTTTGTTCTGGAGGATCGCTGATGCCACACCCGCTGCTTCTGCCATCGCCGTCCCTCGCCGCGTCCCCGTGTCCCCGCGTCCCCGTGTCTCCCTGGCTGTTCCTACTCTGTCTGCTCCTGCCGCTGACGGCCGGCGCCCAGACCACCTACCATACCCGCCAGGCCGAGGAGGTGCTGGCCGGTACCCGTCGCCTGAAGGGCAGCGACAGCCACAGTTGCACCCAGGCCACCAACCCGGCCACGCCCAAGGCCTCGATCAACGCCGGGATCGCCTGTCTGGCTCCCGGCGACACGCTCGCCATCGGCCCGGGCCACTATGACGAGCTGCTCCAGGGCCAGATGAGCGCCAGCCGCACCTGTCCGAGCGCCGATCAGACGATACAGCCGGGCTGTGCCGTCATCCCCAATGGCGTGAGCGCCGAGCGCCCCACCACCCTGACGGGCACGGCGACGAACGTCGTCATCTCCCCTCGTGGACGCGCACTGTCGGGTGGCGGGGGCATCCTGACCTATTACGACGCCTCGAAGTACCAGCACCTCGAGGGCCTGCACTTTGTGGCCGATAGCGCGCCGGGGAGTGCCAGCGGCGTGCATCTGGGCAACACGTATGGCGTGCTGTTCACCCGCAACGAGATTGCCTACGGCACGCTCAACAGCTCACACCACAGCCAGTATCACGCCATCCTCGGCAACGACGTGCACCACGCTGGTGAGGGCTGTGACCGCCGCACCCAGGGTTCGCCCCCCTGCCCGCATGGCATGTACATCTGCGGGCAACACCATGTCGTGATGTCCAACTACGTGCATCACAACAGCAACTACGGTATCCAGATCTCCTGCGAGCAGGGCGGTATTAGCGATGTGCGCGTGGAGCGCAACCGGGTGGCGTACAATAAGGGCGTCGGCATCCGCATCCAGGGCAGCGGCATGACGGCGGTGGCGAATCTGCTCATCGCGAATGGCGTGGGCATGACCACCGGCGGCAACGGGCTCATCGCCCACAATACGTTCGACGGGTATGACGCGGACATGGATGATCCGTTTGGGATCTGGTACGAGGGCAATTTTCAGATTGTCAACAACGTCTTCACCCGCATGAAATCGGCCTGGCTGATGGTGCGCCGCCGCTCGGGGAGTACCTATGTGGACCCGGATCCCCAGGTGGTGCACCACAACGGCTGCGATCTGGCCGGCAACGTCGGCTGCACGCTGGTCCAGCCCACCGACACGTGGTACCGGGATCTGGCCAGCGGGGACTATGCCCTGGCGGCGCAGAGTCCGGCGCAAGGGGCCGGCGCGTCAGGGGTGCCGGTCACGCAGGATATCCAGTATGCCACGTACCCGCAGCCGGACCAGGGCGCCTATGCCTGGCAGGGGAGTCCGCCCATCCCGCCCGAGCCGCCACAGCCCGGACCCGTGACGGCATGGCGCTGCGAGGGGGATCTGTTGGCAGGAGGCAAACTGGCCATGACCTGCGTGCCACAGGAGGACAGGCGGTAAGCAACTGCTGGCACTCACGTGCCGCAGCTTTGCCACTACCGGTACAACCGCCACTTTTCCAAGGTGGCCCGGCGCGACTGATGAGGCGGGCTTACAGGCCGCCCTAGCGCCAGTGCTGATCCTGACGCGTGTGGAGATGCCGTTGAACTGCGTCGACAAGTATGGTGGCATAAGACCGTGCCCAAACCGTGCTGCTCCGCAGAGCGAGTGTCTCAGGGCATCGACAGAGTGTACCTAGTATTTTGTACCCTATGCAAGCGAACGGCGGCTGAAGCCGGGGAACGCTCCTCTGCTGGCATTGAAATGCCGCAGTTTCCGCGCCTTGAAAGGGATGTTCGATGACGACCTGTACGATCTGCGGCAGCCCCTGTGCCGGCAGCGACGAGACCAGCAACCCGTTCTGTACCGATTGCCAGATGCTGAATTTCCACGGCCAGACGGTGCCGGATCTGGCCCTGGGCGGAGCCGGGTGGGACCTGCCCCTGCCCCCGCCCAGGTAGCAGGCGTGTGTCCCCCGCGCGCGCGGGAGGAACGACACACGGTTGTGCGCTACTGCTCATTGCCAAGTGTGTCCCCCGCGCGCGCGGGAGGAACGCCCAGGCGTGTCGTGAGATCGCGGTATTG